AGTGTCCCGTAAGCAATTAATAAAGCACCCTGTAGGGTAGCTCAAGTTTCCTAGGAAATTGCAGTGAGCAGCCTTACAGGAGCTTAGAGAGGTGGTATCATGATCAAGTTAAGCAATCCAAGTAAAGTGCCTTGTCATTCGTGGAGTACTGAGGCAATCTATCATTGCCCTGCTTCGGTAGACAAGGATGGACAGTTAGTTGATGCGTGTAAATCTTGCTATGCAACTGGAGGTTTCTATCAAATGCCTAGTGTTAAGGCACTACGTCAGCACAATGCTAAAGATTGGCAGCGTGAAGAATGGGTAGATGAATTTGTAGCACTGCTAGATACGCATAGATATTTTAGGTGGTTCGATAGTGGTGATGTATACCACATACGATTAGCTAAGAAAATTCTAGAAGTAATGAAGCGTACGCCTTGGGTACACCATTGGTTGCCTACACGTATGTATAAATTTGGTAAGTTTTTGGAGGTGTTAAATGAAATGGAATCATTGGGTAATGTTGTCGTTAGGTTTAGCAGTGATAGCATCTCAGGGGAACTTGTGGCAGGAAATACTACTAGCACTATCATACCAGATAGTTCCCATCCAGTAGGGAGTACGACAGAAGTATGTAAAGCCTATGAACGTGGTGGTAAATGTGGTGATTGTCGCCTATGTTGGGACAAAGAGACAAAGGTCATTGCCTATCCTATGCATGGTGCTAAGGGTTTGAAGCTAATAAAAACGAGGAACGTAGCATGAACACGCCAACATATATAATTAAAGGTATTGAAGCAGGGTCATACGTGCTGAATGCAGAGGTAAGTATTGAAGAAGAGACAGGTATACTAGATGTATATACTTTTGATTGGGCTAAAGAAGGGGAAGAGGTAGGAGCAGAGCATCATATGTCTTTGTGTGAGTTCTTCTTTGAAGAGGTAGTGTCTGTTATAGCTAGCTCTCTAGAGACTCAAGGAGTATTTCTTGATGATAATTAGAAAGATACTTTTATTTATAATTATATATGTATTAATATGTTGGTTACTTCGTATCTCATAAGTGTTTTAAGGGTAGCATGTTTCTTGTTAGAAGTAAAGGGATATGTTATAATAATTTCCTAGGAAACTTTAGGAGTATGTTTATGAGGTGTGTTTGTTGTGATACAGAGTTAACAGATTATGAGGCAACTAGAAAATATGAAGTAGGTATTTTTCTAGATGCATGTAATGATTGTTGTCATGAGTTTGATGACGAGATACCAACTATAAATAGAATGGATTTGTTATCCGCAGGAGATGAAGAATGATTGAATTATTTACAGGGCAGGGTTGTTCAGCGTGTGTTACCCTAAAGAATCGGTTACTTGATTTAGGTATTAGTAACTTTGAACCACGCAGTACAGATATGATGGAACACCGAGACACTCTCATGGAGCTAGGCTTCCGCAGTATACCAGTAATGGTTAAGCGAGATGCTGCTGGTGAGGTAGTAGGTTTTATGCAAGGTAACGGAATGTGTGACGATGTGTTATCTAACTTCTTTAGGGAGGACGAGTCATGAGTATAGTATTTGTACCTAAGATACCCTACGGATTTAGAGAGGTAGTAGCTGAACCAAAAGTAACTGATGCTCAACGGGAGTATAACTCATGGTCAACCAAAGAGCTTAGGCAGTTGGTAGAGTTACGTGCCATAGGAGTATCATACAAAAAGTGTGGTGAGTTACTTCATAGAGGTAAAGCTGGTTGTGCAGTGGTTATGTGTAAGTATGGACACAGTAAACTAGCTGCTGCTAGACAAGAGGTATTGATTCAGGCTATTATGGACGAGGTAGAATGATTAGGAGGTAGCATGAGTAGAACAAAGAGAAAAGATAAGACAGGAGCTAAGTCAGTATCAATTAACTGTAGGAACCACGGAAGTTGTGAGTACTGTAAGGGTAATAGACTACATAAACATAAACGTAAGGAGGTTAGTGATGCTATTCATTACACAACTGAGGGAAATCATGATAAGCTTTGATTGTGATTTTAATATGGCAATGAAACTTTATAAGAGAGGTACAGTATGGGAGGATTAAATAATCACACACTTCAAGTATCTTTGGAGGTGGATCAAGTCGAGTACATTACTACGACTCGGCTTAAAGAATTAATGAATGAACTGGATCAACCTGATACCTTTGGGATAGATCCTTGGGATGCGGCCTACGTGCAAGACGCATTGATGGACGTACTAAAGTTAATGTTATCAGATAAGGAATATGTATCCTTATGGGGAGACAGGAATGGGATTTGTACAGACGCACGTAGCGTGTGATGACTGTGGGAGCAGTGATGGCAGATCAATTGATGATAAGGGGTGGTCACACTGTTTTGTGTGTGAAACCAGAACTAAAGATAATGGAGTAGTTACAATGGGAGTAGATAAGAAACCAAATTGTAGTTTTGATAAACTAAAAGATAGTCTATTGTCTGGACAATACAAGAGTGTTGTTAGTCGAGGCATATCAAGCGATACATGTAAGGCATACAAGGCCCAGTTACAGGGCGAGACTATGCACTTCGGTTATCATGATAAAGATGGGTACTTAGTTGGCGCTAAGACACGCTCACCTGATAAAGACTTTCGTACTCAAGGTACTTGGCAAGATACTGTACTGTTTGGACAGAATCTATTCACTAAGGGTGGTAAGTATATTACTATCACTGAGGGTGAGTACGATGCTATGTCAGCCTATCAGATGCTAGGGAGTAAGTATCCTGTAGTGTCTATAAAGAACGGCAGCGCAGGGGCATTGAAGGATTGTCGTGCTAGTTACGAGTATCTAGATAGCTATGAAAATATTGTAGTCTGCTTTGATTCAGACGAGGCTGGTACGAAAGCTGCCAACCAAGTGGCTGAGTTGTTTGGGGGCAAGACAAAGGTATTCAAACATACTAAGGATGAAAAAGATGCAAACGATTATGTTAAGTACAATCGCACTAAAGAGTTTGTTGATCGGTGGTGGTCGTCAGAACGATTTGTTCCCGATGGAATTGTTGCAGGAAGTAGCTTGTGGGACGAAGTTAATAAACCCATCGCACCAGCACAGTGCCTCTACCCATACGACGGAATCAATAAGCTCACTTATGGTATCCGCTATGGAGAACTCGTCACAGTTACGGCTGGCTCTGGATTAGGTAAGAGTCAGTTCATGCGAGAGATTATCTGGCAGATCATCAGTAAGACAGAAGAGAATATAGGTATCCTTTTCCTAGAAGAGAGTATCAAAAAGGCTGGCTTATCTCTAATGAGTTTAGCTGCTAATAAACCTCTGCACTTGCCTGATACTGAGGCGACTGACGAGGAAAGGTTAGATGCTTTCGAGCGTACACTAGGTACTGATCGTGTGTTCTTGTTTGATCACTTCGGTTCTACTGGTGTTGATAATATCATTAGTCGTGTACGTTATATGGCTAAAGGATTAGGCTGTAAGTATGTTGTACTGGATCACGTATCTATTGTGGTATCAGCACAGGCTAGTGGTGACGAGCGTAAGGCGTTAGACGAGATTATGACTAGGCTTCGTATGCTAGTACAAGAGACAGGCATTGCTTTGTTTGTTGTGTCTCACCTCAAGCGACCTGATAGTAAAGGACACGAAGAGGGTGCAGCTACCAGCCTATCTCAGTTACGTGGCTCTGGTTCTATCGCACAGCTTAGTGATATGGTTATTGGTCTTGAACGTAATGGTCAGGCCGAGGATGAAGAGACTCGCAACACAACCCATGTTAGGGTATTGAAGAATCGTTTCTGCGGTATCACTGGTAAGGCAGCACCCTTGATGTACAACCATAACACTGGTAGAATGTTAGAGGTGGTAGAGGAGAATGACTTATGAAACTTATGAAACTATGGCATGTAGTAAAGGAATCGTGTGTAGCTGGTGGCAAGGATTATGAACCCTGCTCATTCATATCAGTAATCTACTCTTCATCTTATAATGAATGTAGAAAGAAAGCTAAGGCATTACGTGTAGAAAATGACTATGATGATATAAACCCTGTGTACATTTATCCCATGAGTGATGTAAACTTTACCCATACTCACCCATACCATGATAACTTTCCTGATCCTAGGGAACCTGTAAGAAAATGGCACTTGTTTGGATCAGAGTATGCAGGGGATGATACATGGTTCAGTACTCACATCGTATCATCTAATGATAGGCTGGAAGTAGAAATGCAAATGGACAACGAGGGTACGCAAGGCCAGTTTAAGGAGATGGTTATTGTCCACACTGATGAACTAGATGAAGAGTATATAGAAGAGGTGCTATCATGAGCAAGATAGGAAACTATGTATTAGAGAGGCAGGAAAATGAGTACGATAATAGATATAGAAACAACTTCCAAGATGGATCACATCTGGTGTTGTGGGATACAGACGGATCACGAGAAACGTCAGCGCATACTAGTAAACTCTATGCAGTTGCAAGAGCTTACCAAGAGTACGCAATCTATTGTTGGACACAACATTATATCCTTCGACGCTCCCAAGATAGCTACGCTATGGGGAGTTACTCTTGAACCCAGCAAGCTTTGGGATACTTTATTACTATCTCGCCTGTGGAATCCTAGGCTACTCGGTGGTCACTCACTGGCAGCGTGGGGAGATAGGTTGGGTTATCCTAAGCTTGATTTTACTGACTATGATGGCGGCCTCACAGATGATATGAAGGTCTACTGTAAGAAAGATGTAGAGGTAACGAGTAAGTTACTTGACCATCTGACTAAACAGTTAGCAGCAGATGGCTTTAGTGAAGAGTGTCAAAGACTTGAGCATGATGTTGCTTTAATCGTAGCACAACAAGAGAGTAACGGATTCAAGCTCGACCTAGATAGAGCTAATCAATTACTCACTGATCTTATGGGGAGAATGAATGAGCTTGAACGAGAAGTGCAACAAGTCTTTCCGCCCTTGGTGGAGGAGAGAATCTCAGAAAAGACAGGCAAAAGACTCAAGGATAAAGTCACAGTGTTCAACCTTGGAAGCAGAAAGCAAATTGCCCAGCGCCTCCAAGACAAAGGAATAGTCTTTAAGGATAAGACTGAGAAAGGTAACACCATTGTTAATGAAAAGACCTTGGCTGGTATTGATCTACCAGAAGCGCGTATGATAGGTGAATACCTTACCTTACAGAAACGTGTAGGACAGATTGATAACTGGGTCAACGCAGTAGCAGATGATGGTAGAGTACACGGCAGGGTAATAACTAATGGTGCAGTCTCTGGACGTATGACACATCAGAGTCCTAACATGGCTCAAGTACCTGCGAGTAAGCACGACAAGAAGACAGGTGAACTACTCTGGGGCAGAGCCTCATGGTATGGCACAGACTGTAGAGCCTGTTGGATTGTTGATGAAGGTAATGTATTGTGTGGTATAGATGCTTCTGGTTTAGAACTACGAATGCTTGCACACTACATGAATGATAAGGAGTTCATAAGGCAGATATTGGATGGAGACATTCATATTTACAATCAAAACATGGCAGGACTATACACGAGAGATCAGGCGAAGACTTTCATATACGCTCTGATTTATGGTGGAGGTGTTGCTATGATAGGTGAGATAGCTGGAGGTTCACCTCGTAAAGGTAAGCAGTTGGTTGATAAGTTCATGAGGAACTTACCTGCTTATGCTAAGTTGAAGGACAAGGTGTTGACTTCAATGCGTAGTTCAGGTACACTGAGAGGGCTAGATGGGAGGAGGCTTAGAGTTGAGTCAGAGCATTCAGCTTTGAATTTTTTATTGCAATCAGCAGGTGCGATAGTAATGAAGAAAGCTCTAGTGCTTTTAGACCAGAAGCTAATTGATCATGGTATATGGTACAAGTTTGTAGCTAATGTACATGATGAATGGCAGATAGAAACTACTAAGGCTGATGCCAATTTAGTAGGAGAACTTGGGAGACTCGCCATCAAAGAAGCTGGTGAGCACTTCCAAATGAATTGTCCGTTAGATGGTGACTTTAAAGTAGGAACCACTTGGGCAGAAACACACTAGAGTTTCCTAGGAAACTTTGCAAACAGGTCTAGTGTACTTTTAAATTGTAAAATTAAGGAATAAAATCCATGCAAACACATAACGTAGTAAAGATTCAAGCAACGGCTTTCTGGTTCTCTTTCTTAGAGAAGAATGAGATGTCAGATAAGTACCAAGTTGATGTTAGTCAACTATCTGAGGAACAAGTAGATCGCTTGGAAGGGTTAGGGATCAGCGTAAAGAACAAGGGTGATGATCGTGGTTACTTCGTAACTGCTAAGTCCTCTAAGTTTGCTCCGCGAGTTGAGGATGCTGATGGTTTCCAAATGACTGATCCTGTAGGTAATGGCAGTAAGGTTACATTCATCATCAAGCCCTACGATTATAACTTCAAGGGTAAGACGGGTGTAGGTGTAGGTTTATCTAAGGCGCGTGTTGACGAGCTAGTAGTATTCTCGAAAGATGATGCTGGCTTTGATGACATTCCGAGCATCTAGATATGCTGCTTCTCATAGACGCTGATATACTTTGTTATCGTATCGGCTTCGCCTGTGAGAATGAAAGTAAGGGAGTTGCTTGTAGGACTATGAGTAACTTTCTTACTGACATTATTGAGGATCTAGTAATGGATTCTGATGACGAGACACATGAGGTTGAACTCTACCTAACAGGTAAAGGTAACTTCCGCTTCGATTACGCTGTTACGGCAGAGTACAAAGGTAATCGTAAGAATAATAAGAAACCTCAACATCTCCCTGCTCTACGTGACCACTTGGTTGCGAAGCATGGGGCGATAGTGACTCAAGGTGAAGAGACAGACGATAGGATAGCTATCAGAGCTACGCAAAATCCAGAGGCGATCATAGTATCCCTTGATAAGGACTTCTACCAGTTGGTGTGTGGTCATTATAACTTTGTCAAGAAAGAATTATTCTATGTGACAGAGAAGGAAGCAGTATACAATTTCTATATGCAGTTCTTAGTAGGTGACTCTGCTGATAACATCAAAGGTGTTAGAGGCATTGGCCCTAAGAAAGCTGAGAAGCTCTTGAAGGATAAGACTGAGTTAGAGATGTATGCAATCTGCGTAGATAAACTAGGAAGCGAAGAGAGGGCTATAGAGAATGGCATCCTCTTACACTTACGAAGGAAGGATGATGAAATATGGCAACCACCAAAACCCGTAACAACGGACGCTGGACAGAAGCTAGACACAAATCCTTTATAGTCTCTGCTTTACGTGGAGCACATAGTAAATGGGGAGTTAAAGCTGATGTTAAGAAATCTGCTAGAGTTGATGTGGGGCGCTACCTATGTGCTTGTTGTGGTGACGTTGGCCCAGCTACTTTGCCTCCCCTTCAAGGGCAGAAGCGGCGAAGAAATAATGCTGCTGTTGATCATATTGATCCTGTTGTTTGTACTAGACGAGGCTACATCGACTGGAACACGTACATAGAACGTATGTTTCTAGAAGAGGACGGCTACCAAGTGTTGTGTTGGAAGTGTCATAGTGCAAAGACTAGAGATGAACGCGAAGAGAGGAAGAAGAAATGAGACATTTAGTTATACCTGATACTCAGATCAAACCTGACGAAGATACTAGCCACATGGAGTGGGCTGGTCACTATGCTGTTAACATGAAGCCTGATGTAATCATACATCTAGGTGATCATTGGGATATGCCTAGCCTAAGTAGTTATGACACTGGTAAAAAGAGCTTTGAAGGAAGACGATATACCAAAGACATAGCCTCTGGCAACGTAGCACTAGAGCAGTTCCTCGCCCCTATACGCAGGGAACAAGAACGCCTAAAGGTAAACAAGAAGAAGCAATGGAATCCTCGTCTTGTATTCCTGATGGGTAATCATGAGTATCGTATTGATCGTGCTGTACAGAATGATGCAAAGCTTGACGGGCTTATTAGTTACAACGACTTTAACCTAGAGGGTTGGGAAGTATATAACTTCTTAGAGCCTGTAGTTATTGATGGTGTATGCTACGCTCACTACTTCACCTCTGGCGTGATGGGTAGACCTGTATCATCAGCAAAACTCTTACTACAAAAGAAGTATATGAGTTGTGTTATGGGTCATGTACAGGATAGGGATATAGCGTATGCCCGTAGAGCTGATGGTAAAAACATGACAGGTTTATTTGCTGGCATCTACTATCAACATGATGAAGAGTACCTTAACCCACAAACTAATGGATCATGGTCTGGTCTATGGGTATTTAATGATGTTAAGGATGGTGGCTTTGACGAGCTTCCAGTATCAATGGAATATTTACGGAGGACTTATGGCTCTAACTTTGGAAGAGTTGAAAGAACGCTTAAAGCAGTTGGATGAAGTCATTCTATTAGAGCTACTTCAATTAGAATCTGAGGACTTAGTAAACAGATTTGAAGAGCTGGTAGAGAAGAACTTCACTGATCTAGAATTACAACTGGAGGATAGGGTCTATGAATAAAATAGAACCAGACCTAGGAGACTTGTTAGGTGCTACATCAGCCAGCATGAGACAAGTAGGTGGTGATCACTATAAGAACCTAGCGATTCAGCCTATGGAATACTCTATGCTTAACAAGCTTAATGCTGCACAACATACAGCTATCAAATACATAACGAGGTATGCTGCTAAAGGAACTCCCTTGGAGGACTTAGCTAAGGCCAAACACTGTATTGATTTACTTGTGCAGTATGAGCTGGAGACAGCTAATGTGGATTAAATTAGAAGATGAATACATAAACTTAGATCAACTGGTCTTTCTTAACCCCGATGCTAAACTGGTTGTGACCAGTGCAGGGAACAGCGTAGCACTTACTGATGCTATGCTAGAAAACCTACTTAAATATATTGAAAAGGACATGAGCAATGCAAGGCCCACAAACAAGACTAAGCCAAGAAGTACACGCAACAAAGTATAGGAGTGAAGGTGAGAGTTTCAAAGAAGCACAGAATAGATTCGCGTCAACCCTTGCAGACAACGAGGAACATTTTTACTCACTGCGATCCATACTGCTTGAGCAGCGATTCATGGGAGGTGGTCGGACACAACTGGCTATTGGCTCACCGAATCAGACTACAGCCTTTAACTGTTTTGTATCCTCGCCTATTCAAGATAGCTTTGACAGCATCATGGATATCGCTAAAGAAGCAGGGCGTACAATGCGTAAAGGCGGTGGTATTGGCTACGATTTCTCTCGCTTGCGCCCTAAAGGTACTCTCATTGCCTCACTAGGTAGTCAAGCCTCTGGCCCGATTAGCTTCATGCGTATCTATGACAGCCTGTGTAAGACAGTGAGTAGTGCAGGACATAGACGCGGTGCTCAGATGGGTGTGTTACGTGTTGACCATCCTGACATTGAAGAGTTTATCCATGCTAAACAGAACTCCACTGAGCTAACTGCCTTTAATATCTCTGTTGGTGTGACGAACAAGTTCATGGAATGTGTACGCGATAAGCAGATGTTTGATCTCACCTTTGAAGGTACTGTACACAAGCAAGTATTCGCCCCTGCTCTATGGGAAATGATCATGCGTAGTACATGGGATTGGGCAGAGCCAGGAATTTTATTTATTGATCGTATCAATGATAGTAATAACTTACATTACTGTGAGACTATAGAAGCTACTAACCCATGTGGCGAACAACCTTTACCATCTAACGGAGCGTGTCTACTAGGCTCTTATAACCTAGTTAAGTACGTGGACTTTGATGATGAAGGTACTAGGAGCTTTAACTTTGCACAGCTTATGCAGGATATCCCTATTGTTACAAGAGCAATGGATAACATTCATGATAATACTGTGTTTCCTTTAGAGGAACAGGCAGCAGAGAGTAAAGCAAAGCGTCGAATGGGCTTAGGCGTTACTGGTTTAGCTAATGCAATTGAAGCTTTAGGGTTCCCGTATGGCAGTGAGAAGTTTGTGGCAGTGGCTGAGGATATCTTTAGAATCCTACGTGATGAAACCTATCGTGCTTCTGTTGCGTTGGCTAAAGAGAAAGGTGCTTTCCCTGCTTACTCTCCTGAGTATCTTAAAGGGGAGTTCATTAAGACTCTGCCTAAGACTGTTCGGGCTGGTATCCGTAAGTATGGAATACGCAATAGCCACCTTCTTAGCTTTGCTCCTACTGGTACTATCTCTCTTACTGCTGATAATGTCAGTGGCGGGATTGAGCCTGTATTTAGCCACAGCTATGATCGTACTATCCAAACAGAGGATGGTCCTATCATTGAAGAAGTCATGGATTATGGGTATCGTACTTGGGGCGTTAAAGGTCGTACTGCTAACGAGTGTACTGCTGACGAGCATCTGGCTGTACTAGCATTATCAACTAGGTATGTAGATAGTGCTGTGAGTAAGACCATTAACTGCTCTCCTGATATGGCATGGGAGGACTTCAAAGCTATCTACATGAATGCTTGGGAGATGGGTTGTAAAGGGTGTACCACGTTTAACTCAGGAGGTAAGCGATATGGTATTCTTAATGTGAAGGAAGTGCCTAAAGAAAAGGAGGCAGAAGCTTGTTACATTAACTTTGAAACTGGGCAGAAGGAATGTAGTTAATTTCCTAGGAAACTCAGGCAAAATAAAAGGGGCTTAATTGCCCCTTCTTTGTGTCTGCTAGTCCTTGAGATGGTCTGGCATACTGTCTTCTAAACCATACCTCTTATAGTAAGCTGATAACCACTTCATTGCAAACACAGGATCGTCGGTGCGTAGCTTTGATGCAAACTGCTTACCGATAGACGATCTCTGTTTCCGTACTACACTATCTAAGTACCTCTTCTGTAGCCCTGTAGCCATCTGCTGATATCTTGGATCAGATGTTATAGTAGTAAGTACAGGTGTTAATGCTTCAGCATTGAGCTGACGTAATTCAGCAAGCTGTTCGCTAGATAACTTAACCCCTTTAAAGCTATTTACAATTCCTCCTTTGTCCCACCCAATGTCCATGAGATGGTTCTGTAGAGGGGATAGGCTAGTTGCAGAAGAGAACCCCATATTAAAGAGAGCCTTAACCATGTCTGTTTCTTTAGCCTCCCCATATACTCCAAACTTCTTAGGAAGCTGTTCCCTATAGAATGGTATACGAGCTTGTAAACGTTCATAGACAGTCTCAGTCTGTCTCTCATACTTATCTACGGCCTTTGCAATGTTGGCAGTTATTGCTGGTGTGAACGGACGTAAGAAAGTCTGTGCAAACTCAGCACCTGTATCCACATTAGGATCTATCAATGCATTAGTAAGAGAATGGAAGCCTTCTAAGAAAGTCTTAGAGGTGAGGTTACTCTTCAAAGCGTATAGGAGGTTCCCTGTCAACTCCGCAGCCTCGTCCGTGTTGATGTCATCATCATCCATGTACTCACGAGTGAAAGTAAACAGGTCCGCTGCCATAGACAAAGGTGTAGCTAGAGGTTCTATACGAGCATATTCAACCCACGTATCCCCTATGAGAATAGAGTAGGGTTTAATGCCAGCATCTTGCCAACGCTGTCTCTCAGTAGGGCTGCGTGGCATACTACCAGTTAGGTTCTCTTCTTGGAACATAGTACCTACCATAGCAAACACGGACATCCCTATGATCTGTCGAGGAAGTAACTCACTATAGGACATCTTCTGAGCAGGACCATGCATAGGAATTATATTGGTACGCATATCAAGAATAGTATCTCCTATACCTTGCCTACCAATCTTCTTAATCTGAATGGTAGGGATAATAGGAATATAGTTATAACCTTCCTTCACTATGTTCCAAGGAGTCTTAATGAAAGGAGCGAACAAGGCAAATGCAGGGTACTTATGACGCAGGTCTTGTGCCTTCTTAGGTAATCCTTCAAGGCGTTGTTGGAAAGCATTAAACAAGGCATCATTCCGTAGGAGAGCTACTGACTGATTACCTAAATCCTTTGCCTCCTTCATCATCTCCTCTTTGGTGAGCTTAGTAGACTTGTTAGCCCACCTCTCTGCATGACGAGCAGCTATGAAGGTCTCAGTACGTTTATCCCAGTGACGATTTAAGTCGTCTCCATCAGGGAATAACTCTTTCTTATACTCCTTATACAGAGAGGCGTAGTCACCTTTACCAGCAGCAGTGTCTTCACTAGCAAACTTAGAAGCAAGTTGGTACATACCTTGTCTACGATAACGTGACTTACCATATTCGTCTATACCTACAATGAGTTTGGTAGGAAAACGAACAGCCCCTTCTATGAATGTACCGCCTACACGGGTACGTCCGATAGAGTTGTGCATATAATCCTGCATATCATTCAGCACATCTCCTATCTGTCTGTCGGTCATTAAATCGGGATGGTCAATCTTCAGCTCTGTCTTTACAAAGTCACCCCATTCCTCCTTATTCATCTTGAGCATACGGCGAGTAGTCTCTTGATCTAAAGAGTAACCCTTAGTAAAGCCTTCTCTGAAGTAGAGCATATCATTAAAGAAACCATCTAGTGAACCATCCCACATAGCCTTTACTTGTTTCCACTCTCGCCCTCCTTTAGTAAGTCCTATGCTATCCAGCATAAAACCAATAGTCTCGTTGGAGTTCTTTAGAGTCTGCTGTAGTGCAATACTAATGACGTTAACTAGAGGAGTACCTAGACCAGATAACATGGCGTTGATCATTACGTCTAGCGATACGTCAAAAGAACTAACCTTCTTATCAGACCTATCTAAGTGGGACTGTAGCCAACGGCGCTGTTGTGAATCACTAAAGTTACTCATTACCTTTGAATTTAAGGCTATAGTCTCATGGGCTAATGTACATCTTGGACTTAACTTTGCCATTAACATTTAACTCCTGCAAATAGAGATTCAATCTCTCTGTTGTCTGCTATGTCCTGATAGATTTTTCTACGGAAGTTCATAGCTGCGGACGCTTTAGATCCTTGTCCTTTGAACCACGCATTAATACCAGCATATAGGTTAATATCTGCATGAAGGAGGGCAGCCATATCAGGATCAGTCTTAGCACTTACTTGGGAAAGCAACTGATGTGTTTTCAACTGACGGGCTTCCATCTCCATGAGAAGAGGCTCTACTGCCTTCAACTCTTTAGCTTCGAATATCTTATCAGGATTATCCTGTATGTATTTTACCATATCACTGAGATTCTTTATACCATTCTTCTTGATGAAACTGGCTGCACTCTTCTCAATATTAGCAAATGTATAACGACCTCCCTTGAAACGTAGTGCTGCTATGTCTAGTGATCTACTTCCTGCTATCTTAGCTGCTGTAGTCCGATACTCCTCTAATACTTTAGCCTCTTGATTAGAGTAATCATAATCATCCCACTCCTTCTGTGTAGGCTCCTCTCCTCTATCAAAACGTCTATCTATAGTAGACTTAGCCTCTTTAGACTTAGTGCTCTGATAGATAGGTAGAGATGTCTCTCTGTTTTCCCCTGACATCTTACCATCAAGGAGCTTCTGAGTAACCTCTGGCCTATGTGCAGTACGTGGCATGAACTGTGCCCCGACACTTGTCTCCAGAGTAACCTTATTAGAACCAGCACTATCCCCTGTTTCTCCTGCAAGAGGAGCGTTACGAACAGGAGCTGCTTTAGGAGTAATGCCTACTACTTCAACTCCTCCTAGCTGACGTATATCCCTATTGATTTCTTCTAGCTTTAGTCTCATAGAAGGCCAAGCAGTCTTATATGCAGGGTCTCCTAACTGGCCGCTTATGGCTCTTGCTCTACCTTGTAAGACATCTACCCCTACTTTAGGAGAAGCATCCTCTATCCCTAACTTTCTAAAAAGCGGAGGGTTGCTTGTTGGCTTAGGTCCATTGCCTTTAATAGCTGCTGCCATCGGAGTAGGTTTAAATGGAGAGGACTTTGCTTTAAGACGTTCATCAAATCCTGTAATAGCACTTGTCCTGCCTTTCCTTAGATGCTCTAACTCAGTAGCTGCATTACGTAGAGTAACTCCCTCAGCATATTTAAGCTCTAAGTCTTGTAAGCTACGCTTCAGCTCAATCTTCTGAGCCTCTAACTTATTACCAGCAATCTTAGTACCAAGTAATTTACCTCCTCCCATCTTAGTGATTATATGATCTATCTGAGCGATCTGTCCTCTCTGACTAGCTACTTCTTTCTTCAATGAAGCCAGCTCTTGCTTTGATGGAGCACCTTTAGAACTAAGCTCTAGTTCTTTTTGTATCTCTTCAAGAGCAGTTTCAACAGTACGTACAGGAGGACCGAGAGTGCTTCCTACATCAGTTATAGCCTCCTTTGATGTTTTAGATAAGTCCTCTGATTTGTCTTCTGCGCTCTTAGATATCTTAGGAGTTAATAGTTTACCTATACCAGCACCCAATGCCCCACCTAAAGTAGCACCTGACATTATATTTAAGGCAAGCGAGTCTCCATACTGTTCATATACAGGTTCCAACACACCCCCAAAGATTCCTTGGGCAGCTCCTCGTGAAGCGTATGTGCCTACTTTAGAGGCGAAGGTCAAAGGCTTTAGAGCCAGCGCAGGCAAAGTAACAGGGTCAAGAAAACCACCACCTAACATACCTGTAACAGATGCTACGGGATTCTGTTCCATCATGATACGAGATTTTAGCTCTGCTTGCTCGTCCTCATACTTAGCAAGCTCTCCATCAACACCTAACCAACTCTTAATGCCTCTTACAGAAGATCCTATAGATCGTCCTGCTTGGTGCCCAAGAGTTTCTAAAGTACCAAACTGCTCTCCACTCTTAGCCTCTAACTCAACAAGGTAATTAGTAATCTCCTCACGAGATGTACCGTTATCAAAAGTTATGTCACCATACTTCTCATGTTTTATAGTAATCATGCTACCTCCGATAGATTAGAACTACTGAGGTAGTTGACTTAACCAGACATCCATACGTTTACGTATCTCATGAGCACGAGGACTATCCTGCATGGTAGGAGGTAAGGCATCTATCTGCGCTTGAAGGGCATTGACATTAGCATTAACACGTTCCGTAAGCTCTGCTACTGCCTCCGCAGACATAGGAGGCAGTAAGAAGTCAGCAGCGTTGTGAGAGGCATTATCAAGAATCTCCTGCGCGTTTGAACCAGCTACCTCCGAAGGAGCAGTAGGCTGAGAAACGTTCTTAGCTCCTTCTCCACGTACAGCAGCTATCCACGCAGCATAAGAGTCAAACTCTCCTGCTATAGGATCTGTAATTTTACCATCATAGAAAGTCGTGATAGACCTCTTGATGGGTTTAGGCTCGCCTCCTCCTACCATGGGGGAAGTATACCCAATAATCACATCACGGGTCTGTCCTGCCTCATGAGACTGTTGAGTACGTAACTCTTCGTTAGCTTCTTGCTCCAGCGTACTAGCTTGCTGATATAAGGCCATGCCTTGAGCATAGTTACCACTAGTCATCATCTTACTAGCTGCCATACGTAAGCCCTGTGCAGAGGTCAAGTCTGCTCCTTCCATACCACCCTGTACCGAAGCAGCTTGCTGCATATCAGGTGTTTGTAAACCAAAGGCTGTGTTGATACCCGCCCCTAGCATTTGACCACCCGCAGCGCCTATAGCATAGTCCTTGTCCATACGAGAGGCTTGATCCACCCCTCCTTGTACACGTTGTTGCTGTAAGATAGCAGGGTCTAAACCGAATAAACTCATTACGTCGCTAGCCATGATTAACCTACTCCATATCCATTATTATCTGTATAGTCACGCCAAGTGTTTTGACCCCCTATTGTACCAGTACTTAGCATACGATCTCCTACACCTCTTCCACCTAAGCTACCACCTAAACCTTGTAAACCGCCTGCCATAGAGCGACCACGAGCTGCCATCAAACCAGCACCAGTACCATAACTTTGAATTAAGTTCTGCATCGCAGCACTATTGGCAGCAGAACGCATCTGACCAAGTTCACCACCTAGACCTAACATACCCATACCAAGTTGATCAATACCTTGGCCTTGGCTAAACATACTAGAGCCTATACCTATATCACGCTCACGTTGCATCTGTGCTTGGTTGAAAGCATTAGCTCTATCAGCAGCATCCTGTTGTGCAAACGCTTGAGCAAAACCATAACCTTGTGGGCTGAGCTTTCCTGCACCAGTACCAGCTCCTAGAGCTTCACCAGCAACACGTAAGCCTTGTGTACCAGAACCAAACATACTCTCGCCTAACGCTTGAGCTTCGGCTGCACGATTGGCAGTACCTAAAGCACGTTGACGATCATACATTTGTCCAGCTAGTTGATCATAATCACCACCAGCAGCTTGCAGAGCAGAGCTACCTAGACCAAACATCTGATCTTGTTGTTGTCGATAACGAGGATCTAGATCAAACTTAGCTTGCCCGTCCTCAAAGGAGGCTGCACCAGCACCAGTAGTTACACCATAAGGCTTATACTGACCACGATCCCATGCCTGATCGCCAGCAGAGAACATCTTGTCTCCTGCCTGACCTAGCTTCTTTTGTGCTTGATAGGAACCAACTGCTCCTAACAAAGATGGGAGTAAATTCCACATTATAGAGTCCTCTTCCAGAAGTATACAGTTATGTACGGTTGTAAGTTATTATGTGCGTCACTGCTACCCGCGTCACCTGTGTAGGTTGAGCTAGTATAGTTTGATGTAATATGATCAAGCACATTACCAGAAGCAGCATTATAAAACTTAGATGTATCTACCATAGTAGCAGAGTTAGCTTCTACACGAAGGTTGTTAGTATGATCGTGTTCAGGCATTTCAGCTTCTGTAAGAGTATGAGTCTTAGAGCCGCCCGTTTCTTCAACAGTATCAAAATCAATATCAGGAGTAGCAGAAGTATCTACACCTACCAGTACTTTACCAGCTCCGAAAGATTCCCAAGTACCTACACCTAACAAGGTAGCTGGGTTTGTAGCTACTACCGATGTATATACAGAACCTACAGGGTATGAATACCCATTGATTGTAGATTGAGTAGGTACAGCAGCAGTGATTGCAGCAGCCGTGAATGCTGTAGTAGCTAACCTTGTAGAGTTATTACCAGCAGATTGTGTAGGTGCTGTAGGGTTTCCTGTTAAAGCTGCATTATTAGCATTTGCTTTGGTTGCACTAGCTGTGGCGATAGCGTTAAACTCGTCATCAATCTCTGTACCACGTACACGTTTAGCTGCTTGGCCTACTGCTAGGCCGTCTTTAACAGCAAAGTTTGTTGACTTAATATAGTTACTCATTAGTTAGTCCTACCTTGTTTAACATATACGTCAAACTTTTGAATTGATAATTGATCACCTGAAATGT